GCTTAATGATATTAAAACTGCACTCGATGCAGTGTATACTGCAATTGAAGAAGCAGATATGGGCGCAAGAATGCATTTAGATATGCAAGATGAGTCTGCGGACTTAAGCGAAGAACCAAACGAAGGCAATGAATTTAGTGGTGCATTGGCACAAGCAAAGCAAACAGGTAAAAAAGAATTCGAAGTAGACGGCAAAAAATACAAAGTGCAAGAAGACGCAGACAACCCAGTAAAAGACGCTATCATGCATAGACTAAGTGTAAGCTATGGCATGGAAGATTTACTAAAGAAATACGGACTAGATCGTGTAGAAGCTGCAATTGATGATGTTGCTAGTTTCCACGATGATGCAGAAGAACTTGGCTCAAGTGATATTAGTATTATGGTTAAACAAGTAATGGATAACTTGGAATCGACCAACGAAAGTTTAGGTTACCTTAAAAAACTCGCAGGCATTTAAGGTTAGTTTACAGGTAGGGGCAGTGTATTAACACTGCCTCTTATCTTGATAAGTAGTTGTATGTCAGTTGATACAAATTTAATCAAAAAACCCTACAGTAAAGAAAAGTTTACTCCTCAACAGTTACAAGAACTTGCAATGTCGGCTGTTGACCCACAATATTTCATTACAAACTTTTGTTACATACAGCACCCTACTAAAGGTAGGATGAAATTCATGCTGTTTGGATATCAAGAACGGCTAGTGGACGTATATCACAACTATCGTTACAGTATTGCAATGCTGCCTAGACAAACAGGTAAGTCTACATGTGCAGCCGCATACTTGCTATGGTATGCAATGTTTAAACCGGATAGCACTATTCTTATTGCAGCACACAAGATGAGCGGCGCACAAGAAATTATGCAACGTATACGTTTCATGTATGAGTGTTGTCCAAACCATATACGTGCAGGATCTACAGCATATAACAAAGGTTCGTTAGAATTCGACAACGGCAGTCGTATCATTGCACAAGCTACCACAGAAAACACAGGGCGTGGTTTATCACTTACATTGGTTTACTTAGACGAATTTGCATTCGTTCCTCCACGTATTGCTAGTGAATTCTGGACATCGCTATCGCCTACACTAAGCACAGGTGGTAAGTGTTTTATTACATCTACACCTAACCAAGACAACGACCAGTTTGCACAAATTTGGAAGCAAGCAAACAAGACACAAGATGAGTATGGTAATGAAACAGAAGTTGGTGTTAACGGTTTCAAAAGTATACTAGTTGATTGGCGTGAACATCCAGACCGTGATGAAAAATGGGCAGCAGAAGAACAAGGTAAAATTGGCGAAGAACGTTTTAGACGTGAACATGGCTGCGAATTTATTACAGCAGACGAAACACTCATAAGCAGTCTTAAACTTAGTCTCATGGAAGGACGTGAGCCTTACAAGCGTACTGGGCAAGTTCGGTGGTATAAAAATATACAAAGAGGCAAAACATATATAGCAGGACTAGATCCGAGTCTTGGAACAGGCGGCGACAATGCTGCGATACAAGTATATGAATTGCCCGGCATGAAACAAGTTGCTGAGTGGAAGCATAACAAAACAGCAATTACTGAGCAAATACGTATATTAAAAAGTATACTTCAAACAATAAAAGAGGAAGCATCTGATTCAGAAATTTATTGGAGCGTAGAAAACAATACTCTCGGCGAAGCAGCACTTGTTGTTATCAACGAAATGGGGGAAGATAATATTCCAGGAACATTTATCAGTCAACCGAAATCGGCAGGACGTATCCATAGAAAAGGATTTACTACAACTAATAAATCAAAACTTAGCGCATGTAGTAAATTAAAAACTTGGGTAGAAGGTAATAAGATCGAAATATCAAGTCATGCATTACTCAGAGAATTAAAAACCTTTGTTGCTCGTGCCAGCAGTTTCTCAGCTAAAGACGGTGAAACAGATGACTTAGTAATGGCATTATTGCTGGTAGTTAGAATCGCTCAACAAGTTGCACAGTATGATGAAACAACTTATAACGAATTAAAAGATACATTCGATGAAGAAGAAGATCTTGCTCCCATGCCTTTTGTGTTTTTAACATAAATATAACAAAGGAATAATGTAAATGTTAAGTTCAGAATCAGTTGCAGAAAAAGTTTTTAAAATCATTAAAGGTAACGGCTTTAATGTAGAATTATTCACTGATGAAGGTAAAAATACAGTAGACCCACAGGAGGCTCGTCGTTTTTACATACCTGATACTTTTACTATGGTCAACTTAGATGAAACTGATAGTAAGCGTGAACTTAAAGTTAGTTTGAGTGCAGGTACTCAAATGGATCAAGTTAAAGATGTAATTAGACAACTTAAAACTTTGGCTAATCAGAGTATTATCGAATACACCTTGAAAACATTTACAAAAGAAATTACTCCAAAAGACTTTGATTACCAAGCACAGAAAGTTAGAGATATGAACGTTCAAGAATCCATTGGTGCAGCATATGGCAGCACAAAAAGCAGCTACCAGAAATTAGAAAATGCAAAGCTCATTATCAAGCATAAAAAAGCAGTTAATGAAGAACAACGTGGAAGTCGTAGTCGTAACATCAGTGCCATTTATATTGAAAACGCAGAAGGCGAGCGTTATAAGTTTCCTAGCAACAATCTTGCAGGTGGCCGTGCAATGCTACGTCATGTTAAAGAAGGTGGTAATCCATACGACGAGCTTGGACAACATATCATTGAAATGTGTGACGAGTTAAAGCAGTTAAAAGAATTCAAGCGTTACAGTCTACGCAACAACTTAGTAAGTGAAGATACATTTGACATCATCGAAGCTGTATCTGCTCGTGTAGTTGCTGTTCGTGAAAAGCTAAACAAAAGTAAGGGCAGCAAAGGCTATGCTCGTATGGCTGAAGAATTTAATGCAAAAGAACAAACTATCAATGAAGATGATTTAGCTAATATTAAAGATAAGTTTACAGTTAGATCGTTTGACGAAGGTTTAGATAGCGCATTGCCTTACGTTAATGCATTGATTAAAGAAATGGAAGCAGTTCGTGAACGTGACGACTTTGCATCTGAAACATTGAATAATTTAACAAACTTAGTTAACAGAGTATCTAAAGTAAACTTAAGATCAGGTGTTGAAATTAAGTCGGATCCAGAAAATCCGATGAACAACGCTACTTTAGCAAAAGCACCATATCAACAACAGTTAGGTGCTATTTTCGAATACCTCAGCGGCATTATTGCTGGTGGTAAAGACGACGACGAATTATCAGTTACCCTTGCAAGAATGGGTGATCTGGTTGACAAAATTACAGACCGTGCTATGCTAGTGAAAGCAGCAAATGCTATTAAAGCACTAATGCCTAAGCTACAGCAAGGTGGTAATGAGTCAGTTGAAAAAGAATCAGTTGTTACAACAGTTGAAAGCAAAATTAATAAAGTTTTCAGTGGTTACAATTTTAATAAACTTTTCAATTGACAAGATAAATAAAACACGTTACATTAGTGGTAATAAGTATCTTGCCACTAAGGTATACTTAGGCACAAAAAAATATAGGCACATATAAGGAGAAAAAACTATGGCTACATTGGCAGAAATTCGTGCAAAACTAAAAGAACAAGAAGCTCGCTCACAAGGAGCATCTACAGGCGGAACAAGCGATAACGCTATCTTCCCATTTTGGAACATCCCAGAAAATACAACAAGTGTAATTCGTTTCCTTCCAGATGGAGACGCATCTAACACATACTTCTGGCGTGAACGTCTGATGATTAAAATTGAATTTAATGGTGTTAAAGGCCAACCAGATTCACGTAAAGTTACAGTAAACGTTCCATGTAATGAAATGTGGGGTCCTGTCGGCAGTTGCCCAGTTCTTAGCGAAGTTCGTGGTTGGTTTAAAGATCCTAACCTAGAAGAACTTGGTCGCAAATACTGGAAGAAAAAGAGCTATGTGTTCCAAGGCTTTGTAGCAGAAAACAGCCTACAAGAAGAATCTGCTCCTGAGAATCCAATTCGCAGATTCATTATTAATCCAAGCATCTTTAAGATCATCAAGGGTGCCTTAATGGATACAGACTTTGAAAACATTCCTACAGATTACGAAGCTGGAACTGACTTCCGTCTAACAAAGTCACAAAAAGGTCAATACGCAGATTATAGCACAAGCACTTGGGCACGTCGTGAACGTAGTCTTAATAGTGAAGAACGTGCTGCTGTTGAAAAGTTTGGTCTATTTAATCTTAACGATTATTTGCCAAAGCAACCTAATGACGAAGAACTTCGTGCAATTCAAGAAATGTTCGAAGCAAGCGTGGATGGTCAGTTGTATGATCCTGAACGTTGGGGTAACTTCTATCGTCCTGCTGGAGTTCAAATTGATACTAGCAACAGCGCAGCAAACAACAGTGCGCCAAAGCCTGCAGCAAAGAGTGTAGCACAGCCTGCTATGCGTCCTGCACCTGAAGCTCATGTTGATGAGGGTGACGAGATCCCTTTTGAAGGATCGGCTCCAAAGCCCAGTGCGCCGATTGTTAAACCGGCAGCTGGCGAAGCGAAACCTAGCGCACAAGATATTCTAGCAGCGATTCGTGCTAGAGGCTCAAACTAATAAAATATAAAATGCTTAGGGCGGCATAAGTCGCCCTAATTGCCTTTTAAAGGAGATATTTCAATGGCTAAACCCTTCGATGTTTCGAAGTTTCGCAAAAGTATTACTAAAAGTGTGCCAGGTCTTAGTGTAGGATTTAGAGATCCCGACACATGGATTAGCACTGGCAACTATTGTTTGAATAAATTAGTAAGTGGTGACTTTTATGGCGGTATTCCTCTGGGAAAAGTTACAGTGTTTGCAGGCGAGTCTGGTGCAGGCAAGTCGTTTATCTGTTCTGGTAACTTAGTTCGTGAAGCACAACAAAAAGGAATTTTTGTAGTTCTTATTGATACAGAAAATGCACTAGATGAAAAATGGCTACATGCACTAGGTGTTGATACAGACGAATCTAAATTGCTAAAACTTAACATGGCAATGATTGATGATGTTGCTAAAGTTATCAATGATTTTATGACAGATTATAAAAAAGAATATGCGGACAAGTCAGCAGAAGACCGTCCTAAAATCTTATTTGTGCTAGACTCGTTGGGTATGATGCTTACACCTACTGACGTTAATCAGTTTGAAAAAGGCGACCTTAAAGGTGATATGGGCCGTAAACCTAAAGCACTTACTGCGCTGGTTCGTAACTGCGTAAACATGTTTGGTGATTATAATATCGGTCTTGTTGCAACCAACCATACATATGCAAGTCAAGATATGTTTGACCCTGATGATAAGATTAGCGGCGGACAAGGCTTCGTTTATGCATCAAGTATTGTTGTTGCTATGAAGAAGTTGAAACTAAAAGAAGATGATGACGGTAACAAGATTAGTGAAGTTCGTGGTA